GGATTGGTTAGGTTCTTGAAATCATAGCACTTTCAGCCGCTTTCTTTTATACCCTGTGAGAAATCCAGGCTAGGGTTAAAAGCGACCACCAAAAGGAGAGCAGCATGAAGGTTTATCATTTTTTGGACGATGGCTTGGCTGAGCACATGTTTGAAAACTTCATCCGTCACTATGGTTCTATGGATGATCTTCTCAAGGCAAAGGGTTGGCAGCTCAGCGAAGACCTCGAGATGGTCTATACCGCTTGGGTTCCCAGCGAGAACGCAGAGCAGGCTGATCGTGATGGCTTGTTCAGTGAGTATGCGTATGTCTTCCAGGTAGAGGATATTTCTTCCACGATGCCATGGGCGGTTCTGGTTCGTAACGATCCGAACGAGTATATGAAGTTCATGCGCATGGTTGAGCCGCTATTCTCTCGTGCGCAGTACCTCAGCGGCGCACCTTCTGCCTAAACTGTTGGCTGTTACCGACCCACCACGGAGCAAACCAATGCTGAAAGAGATCGACGATTTGTTGCACCACTGGGCCGATCAGCTGAAAGGCCGTGGCATGCGTCAATGCTCCCCTCTGGGACGCTTGGCGGAGTTTGGCGGCGTGATGCCGTCGGGTGGCCCTAAGGGCTCGAAGGATTTGATAGGCCTTGGCGATATGGATGATGCAGCCTGGGAAGTGCAGCAGGCGGTCAACGGGCTTAGCGATGAGCTTCAGGTGCTGGCCCACGAGCATTACCTGTGGAACGGCTACAACGACGCGAAAGCGGCGCGCTTGGGGCTGGCTGAGCGCACGTACTATGACCGCTTGCATAAGCTGCACATTGCGCTTAGGGAGCAGCTTCGGAGCCGCACTACGCAGAAAAAGAGAGGTTAATCGTTAAGCGTTTTGATGTTTGCCTAACCATGACTAACGCTGTATTTCGTTTTTTCGTTTGGCATTAAAAACGGCTTGATGCCACCGCAGTCAAGGCCCACCATTCAGCTACTGTCTAGTAGATGCGCCTGAACCATGAAGCCCCAGCTTACCCGCTGGGGCTTTTTGTTGGGCGTTAGTTAACCAGTGCTCCCGCCGTGGTGGGCGGTGCCTCGGATAGCTTCGGCTATTCGGGGCATTTTTATTTAGGAGGTGGCCAATGGGCATGCGGTGGATCGATCAGGTTGACGCGGTGCCCGAGCTGCCGCCTCAGCGCAATACGGTGATGCTATCAGCCGGGCACAGCGACACGGTGCCGGGGATCGTGGCGAATGGCTATGTGGAGGCCGATATCGTTCAGCTGTTCCGCGATGATGTAAGCGTTCGCTTAAAACACTTGGGTATTCGCCACGTGCTGGATGGTGAGCCGGGGGAGAACCTGTCGTTACGCGATGCGGTGCCGTTGGCCGCTGCGGTGGATATCGCGATTGAATTTCATACGAACGGCGGTGGCCCTGGTGCCACTGGCGTAGAGACGTTATCGCGGGCGCATAACAAGCCGCTAGGGGCTGAGCTCTGCCGTGTGACGTCTGACTTGCTGGGCATTCCTAACCGGGGCGCTAAGCCTGAGAACGCTGGGTACCACGAGCGGTTGGCGTTCGTGAGCGATGGCGGCGGCATCATCTTCGAGTTGTTTTTCCTTTCTAACGCGAACGACCTGTATCAGTTCAAGCTGCAGTACAACGCGCTGGTGGATGCAGTGGCGGGCGTGATCGCGGACGCGGCGCGGGCGGCGTGACATTCATTCAACAAAGAGCTCTCTCATGCCGGGACGTGACCCTAACCTTTGGCAGCAGTTGCTGACCTACATCGCTTTGTTTTGGCCTCAGCTTTACGCGGCAGGGCTGGCGTTCTTAGTGGCGTTGGTGCGTGGGCTGCATGCGGGTAACAAGGCGCGGCAGTCGTGGTTGGAGGCGGTGTTGTGTGGGTGCCTAACATTCTCGCTGTTTCCGGCGTTGCATTACCTGGGCATGCCGGGTGGGTTGGCGGCCTCAATTGGTTCCGTCATCGCTTTCAAGGGTACGGAGTGGCTAGGTAAGCGCACGGATGAAGTCTTTGAAAAGCTGGTTGGCAGGTGGCTGAAATGATCAAGCGCATTCTGGGAAACCTTTCTGGCTGGATGGTCGCGGCGTTGTTAGGCATCACGATCTTTGCCGGTATGCAGGCGCGGAACTATGCCATGCAGCTATCGGCTAGCGAGGCGCGATTGGCTCGGGCGCATGATCAGGTGGCGATCCTGCAGGAGCACCAGCGCTGGCAGCGTGAGCAGATCGACACGCTGAGCGCGGTGCTCTCGGCAAGAGACGAGCAGATCAAGCGGGACGATGCGCTGGTGAACATGATGCGCGACACGGCGCGGCAACTGGAGAGAGACGATGCGACGACTAGCGATTGGGCTGGGCAGCCTCTGCCTGCTGCTGTTAGCGACTGGGTGCGCGAGCTCGCCCCCGACGATGACGATTCCCGTGGTGGTGCCGCCGGAGGTGCCACCACACCTGCTAAAGCCCCTGAGTGAGCCACAGCGCCGCACGTCACATAACCGCGATCTACTCCAGTTGCTGGCTGATTATGAGTCGCTGCGCCGTCGTGCCAATGCAGACCGCGCAGCTGTCCACGAGCTGTTCCTGAAGCCAGGCTCAGCCGGTGAAAATCGCTAGGTTCTTCCAGCTTGGCTCAGCGCCACACGGGTACGCAGAGTCCCGGGTTTCGCGCAGCTGTGGCGGTGCTTAGGCTTCCTTACTTTTAATCTGATCAATGGGTTAGCGCCGTGGACTCTATCGAGATTGTCAACGTTTGCCGCAGCGCGCTAGTGAGTTGGAGTGAAAACGGCCTACCGCCCACGCTCAACAAGCGCGCACTTTCTGAGCTACTGCTGGTGTCTGAGCGCTCGCTGACCGACTGGCAGCAAAAGGGCTTGCCTGTTGAAGTCTCCGCTAGCCGCGGTGCTAGCAATGAGTATTCGGTACCGGCGGTGCTGGCATGGCTGTTAGGTAGAGCCAACGACACTTCCCGCGAATCGGCTAAAGATCGTCTGGACCGCCTACGCGGTGATCAGCTTGAGCGCGAAATACTCAAGGAGGATGGCGTGCTGGTGATGCCTGACGATCTGGACATTGAGTACGAAGCGCTGGTGGAAGCCGCCCGCGCTGAACTGCTGTTTAACATGCCTGACGCCCTGGCCGCAGAGTTGACGGCGGTGATGGGCGAAGAGGTCGATGTTTCTGTTATCCGCCGTCATATTGAAGACGGCCTGAGCACACTGAGCCACTATGAATCCAGCGATGACACTGAACAGGGCGATGCGGAGGAAGCTCCGTAAGAACGCAAAGCGCTGGGTGCGCTCGGTGGCTAAACGTTTCGCGCCGCCTGAGCGGATTAGCACGCTAGAGTGGGCCAATAAACACCGGTGGATGAGCGAGGTTGAGACCGCTAGGCCAGGCAAGTACAGCATTCACGTGACGCCCGCGCTTGCTTTACCTGGTGGCCCGCTGGAAGCGATCGACGACCCCAATGTCGAAGAGGTGTGCTGCCAGAAATCAGCGCAGGTCGCCTGGACTTCCGGCGTGCTGGGTAACGCTCTTGGCCGCTGGATCGACATAGACCCGTCGCCCATCATTGGCCTGTTCCCTAAAGATGGCGCGGCCAAGGAGTACGTCGCGGAAAAGTTCGAGCCCATGGTGGAGGCCACGCCTCGCCTGCGCAACAAGGTGGATCTTCGCTCACGGAAATTGCAGCAACGACAGCAGTTCAAGCGCTTCCCTGGCGGTTTCCTAAAGTTGGTGGGCTCCAATTCACCGTCATCGGTGAAATCCACGCCCAGCCCTCGCGGCTTCGTTGAAGAGCCGGACGACTGCAACCTGAACCTCAAAGGGCAGGGTGATTCGATCCTGCTATTGAAAGAACGCGGCAAAACCTACGGCCGTGGCCGCAAAAAATACATCATCGGCGGTACGCCCACGATTGCTGGGTTGTCGTCGATCGAAGCCGAGATGCAGCTGAGCGATAAGCGCCGCTGCCTAGTGCCTTGTCACCATTGCGGCGAAGCACACGAACTCAGCTTTGATAACTTGATTTGCCCGGTAGATGCTGAACAGCAGCATCCTATTTATGGCTCGTTTCGTCCCGAGCGCACCACCTACGCCTGCCCACACTGCGGCACTGAATGGAGCGATCAAGAGAAAAACGCCAATCTGCGCAAAGGCAAGTGGGTGCCCACGGCCGATTTCCGGGGCGTAGCCGGTTACTACATGAATGAGCTGCTGAGCACGTTTCCTGATTCGCGCTTTGCCAAGCTCATGGAGAAATGGCTCTCTGCCCAGCACACCGCTGAGCAGGGCGACTATAGCGATCTGATCGTTTTTACCAACAGCTCAATGGGGCTTTCCTACGAATTCAAAGGGGATGCGCCAAAAGTCGATGAACTCAGGGATCGCGCTGAAAGCTATTTAGAGAAAACCATCCCGCGTGGCGGACTGCTGCTAACAGCAGGTGTTGACGTTCAGCACGACCGTTTGGCCGTAGTCATCCGTGCCTGGGGCCGCGGTGAAGAGAGCTGGCTGGTGTACTGGGGCGAGCTTTATGGCAACACCATGGACAAAGCCGACCCCGTTTACGATGAGCTCGACCGCCTAATGACCACCGGCTTTGAGCACGAAAGCGGTGCAACGCTGCGCGTGTCTGCCGTTGGCGTGGATAGCTCGGACGGTCAAACCAGTGATGCGATTTACAGCTACGTTCGCGCTCGGCAGCGTCACGGAGTCATGGCTGTGAAAGGCGCATCGGTAAATAGCGAGAACCGCGAGATTTTCAGCCGCCCGAAAATCTCCGACGACACCAATAAGCAAAACACCAAGGCGGATAAGTACGGCCTGCGGCCGTTCATGGTGGGTACCCATAAAGCTAAAGACCTGATCGACGCACGCATCAGGCTGAGAGGCACTGGTCCGGGGCGCATGCACTGGTATGAAGATGTTCGCGCTGACTACTGGGAGCAGCTCACTGCGGAAGTCAAAGCGCCGCATCCTCGCAACCCCCGCAAGCGTGTTTGGCAGAAGAAAGCAGGCAAGCCCAATGAGGCGTTGGACTGCGAAGTGTACGCGCTGCACGCCGCTCGCAGCTGCAGAACGCATGTGCTGAGACCAAACGAATGGGATCGCCTGGAAACCGCCCTAACACAAACCACGCTGTTTGAGGCACCGGCCGAGCCGTCTCCACAGCAGCAGGCAGCGCCGAGACGCCGTAGCCGCCGAATGAGGAATCGAAGCGTATGACACAGCAAACGTACACCGACCGCCTAGCGGCGGTGCGCGAAGCCATCGATAAGATTTTATCGGGCTCGCAGTCGTGGCGCTTTGGCGATCGACACTACACGCGTGCCGATCTCGGCACACTGGAACGCATGGAGCGTTATTACGCGCGCATGGCGTCCAAGGAAAGAGCGGCCTCCAGTAGCCGTGGTCGTAACCGCATCCGCTACATAGGGTTTTAGCCATGAGGTTACCGAAACCGTTTAGCGGTAGTGCGCGCACGTTGCTGGCAGAAGCCCAAGCCAGACAGGCGATGGAGGAAGTCCAGAAGCTTAAATCTAGCCAGCCCGCATCACGTGCCAACGTAGGCAGCGAAACCCGGCACAGGGGGGCCAGCCGCATGCTGCGTAGCATGCTGAGCTGGATTCCTGGCATGGGCAGCCCTCGGCAGGATACGCCAACCAGTGAACGTGAAACGCTGATTGGCCGGTCGCGCGACGCTTACCGCAATCACCTGCTAGGCCGAGCCGCGATTAGCCGAGCCGCTACCAACGTGGTAGGCATGGGCCTGACGGTGCGCCCTAACGTGGATGGCGAAGCTCTGGGTTTAGATGATGAGCAGACCAAAGCGCTGAATGAGCAGTTGGCACGTCATTTCCGGCTATGGGCTGAAAGCCCCACTGAATGCGATGCAGAAGCGACGTTGGATTTCTACAGCTTGCAGCGTTTGGCGTTTGTGAGCGCACTGGTCAGCGGTGATGTGTTTGGTTTCACGCCTATGGAGCGCCACCCCGGAGGATTGTTTGAGCTTAAGCTGCAGCTGGTAGAAGCGGAGCGCGTAGGCAACCCACTAGCTGACCTGAATACTGCCAATGAAATTGACGGCATTCGTGTGGGTAGGCTGGGAAAGCCAACTCATGTGCGCGTGTGCGATGGGTACCCAAATGACTACTTAACAAAGCAAACGTGGGAATGGGTGCCTGTATTTGGTGCCGAGACCGGCCGCCGCCGCATCCTGCACCTGATGAACGAAAAAGATCGGCCTGGGCTCACGCGTGGCGTGCCCTATCTCGCGCCGGTGCTGGAAGCGCTTCAAAAATTGGAGCGCTTCAGTCAGGCAGAGCTGACTGCAGCTGTTATCAGCGCAATGTTCACCGTGGCCATCAAGCATGAAAGAAACGAGGAGGATGACCCCGGCTTGGGCGGTGCCACGCTATGGGACGAACAAAGCAACGACCCTAATAAACCATCGCGCCCCGTGGTGCAGAGCGAACGCAGCCACGAGCCTGAAGGCGACAGCCTTACGTTAGGTGAAGGCGCGGTGTGGGATTTAGAAGAAGGCGCTGAGCCTGTACCGATCAACCCTGCAAGGCCGAACGCTCAGTTCGACCCATTCTTTGTTGCGGTGGTGAAACAGATTGGCGCAGCGCTGGATCAACCCTCTGAAGTGCTGCTGATGCACTTCAGTACTAGCTACACCGCCGCCCGAGCTGGTTTCAACCAGCTGTGGAAGTTCATCCGCCAGCGCCGCCATTATTTGACCACCCAGTGGTGCC